TATTCGATGTAGGCGGGATCCTGCGGGTCGAGATGCATGAGCGCAAACTCATCATCGACATCAAAAATAGATCTAATTAAAGCCACAATGATCTTTTTTCTATCTACAGGAGTTGAGACCTCAATATAATCGTATTTGAATTGTGCCATGGTCCCGCCAATGCCATCGTCCATCGTCGCATCCGTGATATTGAACCTCACTTGCAGACGCCGATTACGAAAAACGGTTAGATCTGGCCGCTGTATGCTTGTTCCCTTACCCATAATTAACCCCATATCTTTTTATTAGATTGTTTGTGTCTGCCCACTTAAACCACCCCCAGTAAGCCGGAATTGAAGCAACCTTATGGCTCTTATGTTTCTGCTTAAATCTGGCTACAATGGATTTTCGAACGAGTGTGTATCCGTGGAAAAACCTATATCCGAGAAAATCAATACCCCGGGCATCAACAGGAAATACTTGCCAATCCCCTTTGAGTTGAAGGTTGAGGCGTTCTGATAGATACTGATCTATCAATCTGCGATATTTATGCAGCTCACGCTTGCCCTTTGAAAGCAGCACCATGTCATCACAATAGCGGAAGTAATATTTGACACCAAGGTGTTCCTTAATCCAGTGATCCATATCAGAGAGATATAGATTCGCCAAAAACTGTGATAGATAATTGCCTATTGGAAGCCCGATTGATGAATCAATGATTTCGTCGATCAACCAGAGTAAGCGAACGTCCTTGACCCTTTGGCGAATAATGTCCTTCATGATCGTATTGTCAACCGATGGGTAAAATTTTCTGACATCCATCTTTAAGCAAAATCGTGTCCCTGCCTGATCACCCATGGCCGACTTGATACGTCTCACTCCCTTATGCACTCCACGCCCTTTGATGGACGCCCAGGTATCATTGATGAAATGAGAAATCCATATCGGCTCCATCACATTCATGATCGCATGATGGATAATTCTGTCTGGGAAATAGGGGAGCTTCAATATCTCACGCTCTTTCCCATATTCATTGCGGATCATTCTTGTGTATGTCGAGTTTTTGAATGTCTGATTAAGCAGCATTTCTCTGAGTAGGTGTAGAAACTTCTCTGGTGCTGCATTAATCATCTTCACTTCCCGGTAATGACCCTTTCCTTTACTCGCCCTCTTATGGGCTTCAATGAGATTTTCCATCGAACAAACTTCTTCATATAAATATCCAAGACGCTTCATGTGCTTGGATGTCCCGGAGCTTTCGAATCAAAATGACCTACTGACACCATATGGGAATCGCTTTGTGTTTTGCCAAGAGGCAAGGTCTTTGTGGTTACGACTTCAAGCATAGCTGACCGCCGATGTTCACATTGTCATTCGAAGAGGCGTTATTCGCATTCACGTAGAAAACGCCTGCTGTCGAACCGTTATTCGCATTACTGCCCAACAGGAGCACCTGCTCCCACAAAAACCCGTAAAAATTTTTCAAAAGCACAGCCGACCGCCGACGCTCACAGTGTCATACGAAGAGGCGTCAGCCGCAATCACGTAGAAAACGCCCGCCGTCGAACCGCTAGCCGCAGCCCCGCCCAACCGGAGCACCCGGTAATCCTCGACCCAACCACTACCGAGATTGTCGTAGTAGGTATAGAAATAATCGGTGATTTTTGTAGAGCTGGTTGCACCGACTGTGAGAGGCAAAAAGCCTCGCATTACCTGGGACAAGGTGGACTGGTATTCATCCAGGAGAGCCAGATCTCCGACCTCTTCATAATTTGTTTGAGTATCGTCTGCAAAATTGGCTTCGTTGTTACATGCGAACAAGCGACTATAAGCCCCGGCCTCATTATTGTAGATGTTAACCCCATCTATAAAGGTCCAGACATTCCCAAAGAAATTTTCGATCCCTCGATAGGTCATATAAGCGGTGTTGCTATTGCCACCCACCGATGCTGATCCATTGCCGTCCGAATTTGATTTCCCAGCCTGCCCGATATAGCTATCAGCGACCCATGATCCGCCTGAGAGTGCTGTTCTGCCTTCGCCTATCGTGGTCTGTGAATCAAAATCTGCATATTCCGTCAGATAGAGCAACTGGGCAGCACTCATCAAATCAAAGTCCATCTCTCTCCACCCGGCCCCACGTTGCGATGCCGCACCTCTAAACTCGGCACGTGTTTCATTCACCTTTGGGAACTGACCCGATATTGAGCAGAGTATATCTCCAGCGGCATACAGGCTCGTCACAATGTCGGCACTGGCTACCATGGCACCAGCTGTGGCATCATATAGACTTGCCTCATAAGCACCCACATATCTAAAATCAACCTCCTGGCCGTCCTTGATAAACGCAGGGTGCACCGTAAAACCCTCTACGGGTTGTGATGCGATTTCCCAGGTATGCGATGGAGCTGAATAACTGTACTTGTACCAGAATTTAGGGATCTGGACCATGACCTGACCATGCGATTGATCCGTGATGGTTGCTGGCTGGCCATTGTCTTTTAGTGTACTGTCATCGGGATCGAGAAAGTAGAGCACGTTTCCGGAGTCATCCAGAACGCAGCGTTTCATGGCTTCCTGAATAGGCATAAATGCCGATGGTGATGCTCCGATAGCCTCGCCGGATAGAGCCCCGGTTCTGGCATATACATCGGTTGTCTCATTCCATGTAACACCGTAATAGGGAGCTGCTGAGATTCCGCCAGCGACCACAAGATTACCAGTAAAGTTAGCGGAAGTGCCATTTAATTTTGCTCCTACCTCTATCTCATCAGAAGCATTGATTTTGAACATATTGACAAAGCCTGTACCTGCGAAATCTACTGCTCGTTTCCAGACATTATTTACTATTGTAAATATACCAGTTATATCCACATTTCTAAGATTACTTACATCTAAATCAGCATCAACCTGCACCAACTTACTTGCATCAACCGTCCCTGCTGCTGACGGCATGGCTGCATCGGCTGTACCTGCCGCCCCTGCTGCATCATTGTAGGCTCCTGCAACCGCGACCCAAACACCAGATGAACCATCAACAACATAAGGCACATTCTCTGCGCCCGAATCGGCTGAATCCCAGGCATATACCGTAAAAGTATTTACTCCTGCTGCGACTTGATAGCAGGTGACTAGTGAGCCATTAATCGGTCCGGCTATTAAATTCAGCTCCGCACTAGGATCGGCAATATTAGCAACCGAAAGTTTGCGCTCTGTACCATTAACTATAGTTCTCATTTAGAACTCCGTAGTAATTTGGAGTGTTGCGTGGGCTCCAGCTATGGCAGAAATAATTTCAGCTTGTATGATTTCGTCAGCATTATCAAACTCAACAACATCCCAAGGCTGTTTTAACTCACCTAAAGTTGTTGATGCGTTATTCATCCCAACACGAATAGCATTGGTTTCAACCGACATTGATGCAAATTTAGCTCTTTGGATAGTCCCACCAGCACCAGTTAGGGTTATAGTAGCCCCAAGGTCTTTAAGGCTTTGTTTAGCGTCTGAACTTGTTCCGGTTACTGTTGTTTCTGGTCTTCCTGTGTACATTCATGCCTCCCGACTGCATATTTGCCCCAGTTAGGTCTAAATCTAACCACGACTTAACCAATTAGCGAATTATAAATAATCTCCCACATAGTCCCAACTTTCTCGTAGCCATGTGTCTCTTTAACGTATCTGTAAGTTTGCTCTGAGAGTGCGCCCCACGCCTGCTTATCTTGGTATTTTTCATAAGCATCAGCTATATTTTTCGTTATATCTTTAACTGTAGTCCCTGAGTTCATACAGGCACAATCAGGGGCATATCCAAATACTGAATCATATAAATAAGTCATGGTAGGAATACCAAAGGCCATTGATTCTAAACCGGCATTCCCATAATATCCCATTTCTGTCTGATCAAAAAACATTGATGCGTTTTGTTTCCGTTTGACAGCTTCAGGGTAAGGAACATCTTTAATTATATCAAGCTCAATATCACAACCAGATAATTTTAGTGATTTTACAGCATCCCTTATTTTTTGTGTCCCTTTTTTATTCTCATCTGAAGGGGAGTGAGCAATAACAAATGTTTTAGGCCACTCATGCGGGTGATCAGGGAACTTCGTTAAGTCAATAGGCATAGGTGTCCAGTGACCATCATACTCGTCATAAAGCAAGGTAGGGTCTCCAGAAGACCTATAGTCAGCAATCTCTACATAATCTTTTATCGGTGTTTGTCCACCCGAGATAACATTAGCCCCACCTCTGCGGAAGAAACTACCATTAACAGTAGCAATAATTGGTTTGTCTTCAGGGATAAATATACCCTTGAGTGGTTCTCTTGTGGGAATATCATCTCCTTTAAAGTGGATAATATCAGCATCATTGATAAGAGCCTGGAATCTATCAAAAGAGCCTGCTGAGATAATATTCTGTCCTTCATGTTGTGTAAGGATCGCTGGAGTCCTTGGCAATCCTTTAGGATAATCTATGTTCAAAAAGTTAAGGGGAAGAACAGAATTATTCGTATGCAAATTAACGGCTTCAGCTACTCTATGGGCAGAACCGGCAAAATCATAGTGAGACAGTAAGAGAACTTTCAACCCTCTCATGATTCTACCCCAAATTTTTCATTGTGTTGCTGTTTGGCCATGATCTCTTTTAAGATCCTTGATTTTCTCTCAAATTTATTACCTGATACATTATTATCATGCTGCCTATAGTAATATCCATATTGATGATTTAGGACAATAACTCTATCGCCCATTTTCATTACACGCTCGTAAAATTCGGAATCAACCCACTTTTTAAGTGTTTCGTCAAATCTATGCTTCCGCACATAGTCACGGCTCCACATCCCTTGAGGGACAGCATCTATAGCGAGTCTTTCTTTCTCGTTAAATAGCATGAGCTTCGTGCTAATAACAACGGGATCGACATCAGGATTCTTCTCTTTAAATGTTTTATAGCCTATCGCAAGGCTTAGTAGGTAATCATTCGAAATGAAGTCATCATCCCCCAGGTAGAATACCCATTCATTTTTTGCATTATCCGCGATCTGGTTGAATGCAGCGCCAATAGAAAGTTTCTTATCAATATTATCTACCACGTAAAGTTCTACCATATCTGGGTGATAGAAAGAGCGCTCGATAGACTCAAGGGCAAACTTGAAGTCATCATTGTTCCTCGAATTAACGATCCCAACAGTAATCGGAATAAACATAAAGCCCCTTTTAAAAAAGGCAGGGAAAGACGCAAGCGACTCTCCCTACCTTCGTTTTCAGTTAAACAACAATAATATCAAGAACAACTATCGCGGTTCCTAGCGAGGTTCCAGACATTGTAACAACGAGATCATCATCTCCGGCAGCGAATTGGTAAGATGTACCAACTGTGGTTGTGCGTTCAATCAACCAGTTCGTTCCAAGGGTAGCTGAGAATAAGTCATTTGCCGTGTTATTGACAGCGACTCTTGTTTCAACTGTACCCGCAGTTTTAAACATCTTAGCACCTACCACCTTGAACCCAATAGGGGTCTCGATTGTAGATGTAGCCATTTTTGCAGCAGAAGCATTGGTTACAGTGATCGACATTTTCCCGTGAAACATTTTTGCAACACAGGTTCCAGCGCCACCAACGGTAACACTGGTAAGAGGAACACCATCTAACCGATTAACTAGATCAAACCATGCAGAACTTTTCATGTTATGCTCCCTCATCGGTCATCAAAATGAGAGATGACTGATTCTTAATTACTACCGTTTCAGGTGCTACACCGCCAGTTGTATTCTTGTAGAATACCCCACCAGAGGCTTCAGTTGCGCTTGCTTCAGCGACAAAATCAGCTCGGTTATAACCATTCTGCATACGGAAGGCAACTTCTTTCACATTCTGGTGATCAGCATCTTCATAGGTATAGTTCACATCTTCTGCAACACCCTTACCAACAGCCTGCGCTCCAAAAACGATTGCATTCTTATTGGTAGTAGTTGTAGTTGGGGCAAACATTGTTTCAGTTGTTGTACCGAAGAACCCTGTACCATCCCATGCGCGAATAGCGTGAATGTCATCAAATACAGCAAAGCCACGCCAGAAAGCACCAAGTCCCTGAAGTTCAGGATTCTCTTTAGCTCCGTTGTAGATTGCATCACTTGAGGCTTTATAGGAAGTATCGACTAAAAGAGCTTCAAGCTGGTATGGATGGACCAGTAGTGGCCAGTAAGCGAGACCGCCCTTTGTCATCATTGGTACGATACCTAACTGTAGACATTTGACGCGCAAATCACCAAGGATGGCAGAAGTCAATCCAGTATCAGCAGCAGTCACACCAGCATCAATCTGAGCAGCAGTTTTTAACTGATATTCAGTACCAACAGCAGTGAGAACTCCACCATCATTTACATACATATTTGGATGATAGCGTTTGTAGACACCAAGACCGTCAACGGCGGTACTTGCAGACAAGTTACCAGAAACACCCTCATAAAAGGCGCGAGAGACTTCCTGATTCTCAAGTTTGGAAATATACTTAACAAGTTGAGGTTTAGCAGCTTCCATCAAACGATAAGCTTTCTGACGCTGGTATGAAGCACCACCGGAGAAAGATTCAACGGGTTTACGAGTTTGGTTAATATAGCTTCTCAACCACCAAAGGATCTGTTGTTCACCAGTTCCAACGATAGGTGTATCACCGTAAGATGGGGCTCCAACCAAATCTTTCAGGAAGGGGATAAGCATGTTATCGCGACCCTCTTCA